TGAAGTAAATGTAATGCTTGGAGCAAAGTCAGAGAAAGTGATACTTACTGCTTCCGCCTTGCCTGCTGAATCGGTTGTTGCGGTTTTTGAACCTGTTTCATCTGTAAAGGAAACTGTGTCAGAAGCTGCGGAATACAAGTCAACGCTGATAGTATGAATGAATGACACGCTTTCGGTCTGTCCACTTGTTGAAATAACAACATTCTTGGTTACTGTCACACCATTCAGCACACCTGTAATAGTCCATGTTCCGCTTGAATAAACAGTAAACGTATAAGGACTTTCTGTTGCAGTTAAAGTGGTCTGTCCATCTGAACAAGTTACTGTTGCTCCAGTAGGGTATGTAACTGTGATTGAAGCAGAGAAATGTCTCAGGTCTGCGGTGTAAATCTTTGCGGTATCAACTGTTAATGTTGCGGTCTGCGTATCAACACCCAAAACCGAAGTGACTGTCCATGTTCCGTATGAAGGAATATCGCCCTCATAATTTCCGGTTGAAACTTCAGTCAATTCAATAGTGGTTACTCCGTCTGTCATTGTTACTGTTGACCCTGTGTCGGATATAACCTCAGCTTTAGCCAACATAACAGCAGAGGTTTTGGGCTTCCACTTCTGCGTTGCGCTTTCATAGGTAAGAACATCTCCGTTTGATGCAAGACCAGTGAAGTTTGTCAGCTCTTCCAGTTTGACATCTGCCACACCATCATCATTTCTGTCATATGTGGCTTTAGCCATGTCACCGCCACCCATTTGGGATACATAAGCAACAATGGCTTTGCCTGAAGGGATCTCGTCTGATTCGTCGTGAACCACATCTTCAACGGATTCTATTCCGCTAAAAATAGTTTTTAAATCTGATACAGAAAGGTCAAGTGCAGCACACTCTTTCAAGATAATATCTATAAGGGCTTGTATCTTGGTTTCAGTATCCTTCTCAAGCTCTTCTTCGGCTAATGTAAGGTCGTAGTCGTCATTGACAATAGCACCTAAGTCGGACGATGCGCCGGAGTCCTCCAGGGCATCAACAAGAGCATTTAGTTTGGGGGCCGCAACATCTACAACAAGTTCATCAATCTTCTGTTGCATTTCAAGGGTTGACAGGTTGGGGACATCGGGCAGTCCTGTTACACCTTTATTCTGTAAATCTTCTTGTGTTATTTTGGGTAAAGCCATAATCTCTCCTTCCTAACCCTTGAAGTTACCATTTTCAACGAACTCAAGAGCTATGTTGTATAAGCCCAAAGGCTCATTTAATGTGTCGTTGACCAGTCTAAAACGGGCTGAGTCAACCTTCTTAATCCTTAACTTTGTTGAAATAATCTGCTGTGTAGTGTCAGTAGAGAATGTCAACTTAGAAAAAATAACTCTGGAAAATGCAAAGTAACGGGCACTGGTGTCATCCTTTTTAAGAAAACTCCAAATACCATGTCGCATCGCATAAATGGAAAGTGATGTCGCAACTGCGGATTTTAACCTAACCGCCATGTACTTGAAGGTCTTGTTCTTGTAGAACAGTTTTCCATCCAAGTCAGGGGTTTCCCATATTGCTTCAATGGATTCACTGTCATCCGCATATGAAGCAGGGGCTTCTTCATCATTAAAGAATCGGCATACCTTTCCGTCTTTTGTTCCAAAGAAAAACCGCCCATCATCTACCCACATGATATTTGCAGGGACGTTGGTGCGGTAAAAAGCTGCGTACTGTCTATTTGAGTAAGGAAGGTTCTTCTCTCGTGCCATAGGCTGAAGACCATCCAAGATATATAATTGACCGTTTATGCATAGCCAATACATGTCATTATACACACATGAGTAGGCATCCTTTAAATCGTTCTCGGTTTCCTTTAACATTTTGCCGTTCAGATAGAAGGAACGGTTCTGTGCGTATTTCTCTCCGGTGACGTCCTGTGCTGTGATAGCATAAATTCCTAATCTTGTCAGGAACAAAGGCTCGTTGGAGAGATAACCAAAAGAATAAGGTGCAATAGCACCTGCGCCCTGTAATGTATTGGCAATCTTAAAGGCAGGTTGGTTTTCTACTAAAGTACCACCTCTTAAGATAACGGTCTGGTGTTCCTCGTTTTCATCTTTATGCGCTGCCAACAGTGAGGAAATAATGGAGTATCCGATAATAGCTGACCTTCCCGAACCTAACACTGAGTATCCTGTGTCGGGGAAGTAAGTGGGGTCTTTTAATCCAGAATACCAATCGTAATTGATGTGGTCAGGGTTTCCACTTAAGAACAATCTATCTAGCGCACCATTGACACCGTACTGGATTCCGATGGTGCATTTGTTGATTCTGTCTGCGTATCCTGCGACTGTTCTATAGGCTGTGATACGGACGTTATCTTCTCCTGTCACTGTAGGAGTAGGGGGAGCCTGAATAAAGGAAACGATTCCGGTCTGACGGTCTACTGAGTAATCAGTCGTCAGGGTCTTGGTTTCCCACTCTCCCTGTGCGTTCATGACTTCAACGCCAATGGGGGTATCGTCTAATCCACCGAAAGATAAGTGATAGTCCTTTTCAGATCCGTCACCTTGGAACAATTCTTTAAAACCAGGCTGTAATAAATTCAGTGCTTCGTAATCCTTACCACCACCGTTAGGGGCTTTAGCGATTGTTAAAGTGGGAATGTAGGCATTTGTGGAAGCAGGAACTACGGTGGTTCCGTTGTAGATTAACAACTTCTTTCCGTCAGCGATTGCCACTTTATCTTCAAACTGCCATGACTGTGACCGGTGATTGTTCGCATCTGAGTAGATTATCACGCCTTCTTTAAAGATGTATTTCCCGACATGGATGATAGGGTCATGTCCATGCATGGTGTGGTAACCATTTACCTGCATCTCTCCCACGTCATAGGGAACCCATGTAATAGACTCCCTTTCACCTTTTACAAGGGATACTTTAAACTGCGCATTTGTGAAGGATAACACAGTTGAAGCGAAGTATAACTTAATTGTGAGGGATGTGGTTTCATCCAGTGTGAAGTGGATTGACTTCTCCATTCCGGTTAAATTTGAAATGGAATACTGTTCGTCACCATCCGTCAGCATAATCGTTAAGGGTGCAGTGGTAAATGTGTCGCATGAGAATGTGTATGTTCCTGCCGCTAATGATATAGGCCCGTAGTCAATATGCATTCCTGCGGTGCCAGGAGTACCATTTAACTTAAAGGAATAATCATCACAACTCTTTGATACATCTATTCCGTCTTCTGATTCATCTGTGTCGCAATGAAATAAATTCTGGTAGAAGGAATCAACGACTTCGTATCCCATCGCTTTCCTGACTTTGCCAGGGACATCACGGATCAGGTTCACGCAGTTAGGTGATTGTCTTTCATCCACTGTTGCAGCCGAGTTGGTAAAGTCGCAACCTAAGAAAGTGTCAATCGTCAATATGGATTTTGTTACCGCTTTGGGTACTTTAAAGGTCGCAACCTCTCTATTCTGATCTATCATCAAATCCACCCACTTTCACTCGTGAATCGTTCGGATGTAGGAGCATTAGCGGAATCCTCTGCCAATCTGGAGAGCTCTACCTCATATTCGTTGCGGTAAGAGGTGGCAATGGCCAAGTCATCCTCCTTATATAGCTCTGATGCAATATACATGGGAAGAAGAAGCATCAAGTCATCGGGCAAGTCAAATATGTAATCGTCTGTGGTGTCGTGTGTTATTAAGTTCGGGAAAGAACGATACCAGACAAGATAGTTGCCAGGCATGTCGTTTCTTAACACTAATGTGTGGTCACCTTCAAACGCATACATGGAAGTCTGCATGTACTTTGTATTAACCCCGTTGTAATAAACATCCTCTACATGATGGAAGTCGGAAACGATTGTCTTAAGGTCGTATTTTTCACAATCTTCATAAGCAGGTATTTTATCTTCTGTTTTGAACAAAACAGGGTAAAATGCCAAATCTTTTATGGTTAAAGGGTAAGTGGGAATAAACTCAAACTTAACCTTTGTTCCGGTTAAAAATCCCCTTTTCTCTGCGTAACTTTCAGAATCCAATGCAATGGTGTCGGATAAAACATCGTCAATGTAGATATTTAAAGTACCTGTGCCGGAATACTCAAAATAATATGACTTTGCATTTTCCATACTGACCTCTCTTGATTCTGTCAGTAAAACAAAGTCTTCCGGATTAGTTATCATGTTGGGGATGGGATTGTGTGAGATGCTTACACTTTTAAGAACATATCGCCCTACACGGGATAATGTAGATAATGCTTCATTACATGCCTGGGGCATGGAAGCAATGTAATCTTTAACGGACTCGTCATTAGGGATGGTGATACCATCTGCTGCAAACATTTTCTGTAATGATGCTAATTTAACTTCTTTCCAAGTCCAAATCATAGTTGTTACCTCTTAGTTGTTGTCTTTTTCTTAGGTGCAGGTTTTCTCTTAGGAGCAACCTTTTTAGGTGCTACCTTAACTTCTTCTTTAACCTCTTCGGGGGCTTCTTTAACCTCTTCTTTAACCTCGGTTTCAGGCTCTTCTACGGGCTTTTCTTCCTCGGTTGGGGTTTCTACTGTCTCTTCCTTTTCAGGGGCTTTCTCGGGCTCATTTACGTATCCAATGAACTCCGAATCATATCTTCCGAATCCGTCTGTACGGACTGCTGTTACTTTGTACTTATATCCTTCGTCAATGAAAATATCGCCGACTTTCAAATTATCGGGTGCCATGATTTCTCCTTTCGTTTTTGCCACTCAAAGAGGGACCCCGAAGGGTCCCAATCTGAGGGTAAGGAAGTTTATGGGATAAAGGGGTTTAGCAAATTACGAGTGTTAAAACTGCGAATTTACGCTGTTTCTTAGAGGGAAGAACCACTCTGAGCGCCACCAAGCACAAAGGCCCTGAAGTCCCTAAATCCTGCTGACATTCTTGCATAACCTGTCCACTCAAGGTTTCTGGTCTTGAAGTCAACCTGGTTAGCAACGTCAAGAGGTGTTCTGTCATAGAACATAGCAGCCATAAGCTCTTTGTTTGCTTCTGAAGACATGATGATGAAGGGATCTTTTGATACACTGGGGTCTTTCTGCCAGCAAGGGTCAATTACTAAGTTCCAAAGACCTTTCTGTGTGTTGATGTCATTGAAGTTAGAACCAACCATAAGGTCTGTTCTGATGATCTTCTTGATTGTGTCCTCAAGTACAGGGCAGTTGGAAGGGATGATAATTGTATCAAAGGTATAACCCTGAACATGGCCTGAAGCGTTCTTGAAGTTTCTACCAACGTTTGCAAGCTTGTTAAGAACCTCGGATGTGGTTCCGAAAGCGTCTGTGAATACGTTGGACTGTCCACCTGCGTGTGCGGTTGAGAATAATGCAACACCGTCACCTGTGGTGGAATCAAGGGTCTTGCCGGAGAATGTATAGGTTGCTGCAGCAGATGTAAGAGCGTTAGAAGCAAGCTGTGCTCTTGTTCTCTTGTAAGAACGAACAAGGTTCTGTGCCATTGTCTTCATAACGTCAATCTGTCCGTCATCCTTCATTTCCTTTGTGCAAGCAATACCGTTCTGGAATGTTGAGTGAACGAGTAACTTGGGCTCTGATTCCTGAATGGTATCGATAGGAGCAGCTTCACCTTCTCCTGTGATCTGCATGTTTCCGATAGAGGTAAGACCTGCGGTCTTCTCTGCGTACTTCTTAGATGATTTCTCGTTGTAAACTGCTTTAACGAACTCGTCATAACGACCTTTCTCGTTATCAACATCGTTCATGACTGCTGTAAGGACCTGACCTACGGGCTTCCAGAAGTCATCGTTTAATCCACTGTTCTTTGAAAAAATAATAGCCATAACTTTCTCCTCCTTAGAATCTGACGATTACTTCTGTACCGCTTGCGCCAGTACCAAGTTTCTCGATAATCTCAGCAACACCGGATGTGGTGGTTGCTGTTACCTGTGCTGCGTCTGTGTGAAGGGTTACCTTCTGTCCTACTGCAAGGCCTGTGCCATCGCCGTAAATGGGAACCTGATATTCCTGTCCCTTAAGAACCTGATAAGCTGCTACCTCGGAAAGGTTGGAGCCTTTGGTTGCACAGATGTACTCAGGTGTTGCGGTTGCGCCACACTTAGCGGCCTTACCGGATGTAATTACTAATGCGTCACCGCAAGCGTATGTAACGCCGGTGTTTGCTGTGATTGTTTTTGTAACGGGTGAAAATCTTCCACCGTTATCTCTCACGTACTTGAACATATGAAATTCCTCCTTAAATTGTCTGGTTGTACTTCTCCTTTAACTGCTTGGGAGTAAGTTCGGGATAACATTCCTTCCAAAAAACAAGTTCATCGGCAGGAATGTCTACCATCTCTTTTCCGGCATCATCACTAACGGATGTGGTTGCCTGTAAATGAGATGTTGATTTTGCCTGATTGATAGCCGCCTGTTTAGCCGCATCAATAGACTGCTGTGAGATTTTCCCGTAGTTCACAAGTCTGTACGCTTCCACAAGGTTTAAACCTCGGTCTATGTATCCTCTGAACTCTCGGTAGTTCTCCATATCCAACAAATCATTGGGAGTGTTGATTGATGGGTTCATCTCATGAAGCTGTGCCATTTGTTCATTGACATCGTTTACAAACTGCTGTTCCTGCTGTGAAACAAGAACCTGCTGTGCCTGTTTGATAACGGGGTTGTTTGCAATCAGCTCATTCAGGAGATTGGGGTCTAACCCTGCTTCCTGCATCTGCTGTTGTGCTTGCACCTGCTTCTGGGCGTTTAAGGCATCAAAGTAGCCCTGAACACTTCTAACCGGTTCTCCGGTTATGGGGTTTTTGTAAGAGCCAAACTGTTCTGCGACTTGTGCATCAAGTCTTGCCATTTCAGCTCTGACTGCTTTCTCCCTTGCCTCGGCTTCACGCCTAGCCGCTGCATACTTTGCGTTTTCCTCGGGCGACTGAACGGGTTTCTCTTCGGGTTTCTCTTCGGGAATCTCGGGGGTTTCTTCGGGTTCCTCGGGTGTCTCATAAGAGGTTTCCTCTGAAAGGTCAGTGTCTTCGGTCTGAGGGGCAACGACTTCCTCTGATACGTCTTCTTCTGCAAAGAACTGCAAATTGTACTTCATATTCAATTTCCTCCTGATTTTTGCGCTTCTAGTAGCGAGTGTTTTTAGGTATCAAAAAAGCAAGTACTGAACTGCTTCAGCACCTGCTTTAATGTCACTGGGGTTTTACTTCTATGGTTTCTACCACTGTCTTATAATTGGGACACTGTGGATTCCTGCAAACCAAGTTCTGTTCTATCTTTTTCTCTCCGGTATCTTTATCTGTTCGGATCACTGTGGAACCTACTCTCATTTCGATACCGCAATCGGGACACATCATATCTATACCTCCGCCATACTCTCAGATAAGAACGGGTCAAGCTGTGCCTGTTCTTCCATCGGGGTTTCTGTTAGGGTCTTGTCTAAGTCGGATTGAACATAGTCATCAACGACTGCTGAATTGGCGGTAGGGGGAACAAAACCTCCTTCTGTAGGCATTCCCTGCATCGCCAACATCTTCTGTTCCTGTACCTTCTCCTCAAACATCTTTCGCATCTCGGAAGCATATGGATAATTATTTCCTTCCATGAACTTCCAATAGCGGTACATTGCTTCAGGATCTGCTAACATTCCGAATGCACCGGACTGTAACTTAAGGTCAGCTTGCTGCCACATTGCTTCTCTGTTCATCAACATTGTGGAAGTAGGGTCTGTTTCAAAGATGAACTCGTCATTCCAGTACCATTCCCCTGCAGCATCCTTTCTTAAGAAGTCGTAACGGTTAAAGTGTTCGAAAACTAACTCACCGTCTTTGTTCTCATAAGAAAAGGGAACCTTTTCATCGGAGTACGCAAGCATGAATTTGAAAATCATCTCGTAGAGTCTTGCGTAAGCGTAGTTTTTAAGGACTCTCTTTGACTCCAAACGACCTGCGGTCTGGTTAATGGAATACTGTTTAGCGGTTCCTGATACGGCTGAAGGGTCATATTTGCCTTGGAATGAGTCTGTAATTCCTAATGTGGAACGTGCATGTTCGTATTGGTCATTCATCAAAATTCGGTCAATTCCAGGGTCTACCTGAAGATTAAGGACCTTAATCATGTTGAGTTGGTTCGGATCGTTTAACCTAACGACTTTCAATTCATCGTCAGTCAGCTCAACCTTTAATCCACGGGGCAGAGTAAGGAATGAACCTGCTGTCAGGGTCTTCTCATTGGCCTTATCGCCGAGTTTATTTATTAGATTCTGTTGGTCTTTTATCCTGTCAACATCGGAATAGCCTAATAATTTGCCATCTCTTGACACGTTATTCCTTAAAATGACAGGGAAACAGTTGGGTTTGTAATACGGAACCGTGATTCCTGCATCTATCTTGGTGACGGTGTTACCATTTACCACTTCGGTAATGGGGAACTCGATTAATTCTTCGTCTAAATCCGTCTTTTTAAAGGATTTTGAACCGCATTCACAGACATCACCCTTCTTGGGGAGCCCACATTTAGAGCAAACTTCCTGTTTTCTTGCCTGATAGTCCTCTAAATCCTCTAAAACGTAGTCCTGACACCAGATGAAACGTCCGATTCCACCTTTTCCGTTCTTGTAAAAGGCCATATTCACCGTTACAATGTCAGTTACCTGACTTGCATCGGAGTTATTTCGGATTTCGGGCTGTTCCTCTCCGGCGTTTTCAACGTCAACACCGTACTTTTTCTTTACAAATGCCTTTGTTTGGGGTATTTGCACGAAAAAATAATCCATTTTCTGAATATCTATGCACCCAGGCTGTGGTATTACCTGTCTGGGGTGGATTTCTGACACTGCAACGTCACCTAAAGTACAGTGGTATCCTTTTGTGGAGTCCCATTCGACCATCATAAAGTCACCACCGACTACGGGGGTGGTCCTCTCCTGTGCGTCATTGATTAAATCAAACCTGTGCTGACGTACAAAATTGGATAAAAGGTGCTCGATTCCACGGGCTAACTCTAAATCCGACTCATGGACGGGGGTTACTTTAGGCATGGGAATGGAAGAATCAACCTCTGTCTCGACTAATTCATAGGCAATGTTCCATACCTGATTGGATACTTTAGTCACAGCCTTGTCTTTATTGGCGTTCCCCTTTACTTCTCGTGATCCCGAGTATAATTTCTCGTTATCTTTCATTAAGGTTAATTCGGGAGTGTAGGATTGACGGGCTGTTTCCAGTCTTTCCTGCCACTTCGTAAGGGTTTTTGACTTTTCGGGTTCGGTTATTTTCATTACCATCTTGTCCATCAATGCTTTTAACCTCATTTCGGTTCTCCGTATTTTCTCAGTAACAGTTCTTTTTCTTCGTCTGAAGCGTTCTCATAGTCTTCCCACATGTCAGGCCGCCATTCCCTCTTAACGCATTCTTCAACTACGTCAGCAGGGGAAACAAACCAAATACAAAAAGACCTCAATGAATCGACATCGTGGGTCAAATCATGTGGGTCTTTTGCGTAGACATTGGGTCTATTCTTGTCTTTTTGTATTTTCGTTAGTGATTTATATAGATTGGGCGCAGCCCCGTCTAAAATCGTTAATTTGGACTTCTCGCCTTCGATTGGCTCTAACCATGCTTTCATGGCTGCACAACCTGCCGGAAAGTCTCTTGAAGTCTTTGTTAAAGGGATGCCGTTATTTGAGAAATGTAATGCTCGCGACATACCCGTTATTTGCTCTCTTGACCATAAATCGGAAGGGGCCAAATATTGATATATAGATTCATCGCCACTTAGGTCCTTAAGAATGTCACAAGCAGCTCGGATGGTCTTATCCGGTGCGTCATACTCTCTATAAACCTGTGCATGTCCATTCCGGTCAACAGAAATCCAGTGTGCGGAAAACATATCAAAACCATAGTCGATGCAGACATATCGTCTTACCACACCGGTCATCTTTTCGGAAGTGACGGTGTTGATTCTTGAAACTTCGGGGAAGAATGAACCACCAGGAACCTCAAGAGCTTCTTCTATGGTTGCAGGGTACTCTTGGGTGATGTTATCGCCCATTGCCGCTTTAGTGTCTTCATACCACTTATTGTCCCTTCGGGGGTCTGCATACCAGGGGATGAAGATTTTATTAAACTTGTTATCAGGGTTGGTGAACAACTCCTCAAACAAGGAACCTCTTTCGATAGTTGAAAGTCCGATGACTTTACCACCTGTAGGACGGTTGATAACAGGGTAAATCGCTTTCCAAATCTCTTCAGCCCATTGCTGAAAGGCCCATTCATCCAATAAGATTAAATCGGCGGTAAATGAACGTCCTGCACTCGGACTGGAAGGAAAAGCCTGAAACACTGAAGGGGGACCGGAAGGCCACGTGACCTCAATCGACATCGCAGTGGCTTTAAATATGGGTCCGTCCCATCCTTGCTGAACCTCTGAAGATTCATATATCAAAGGGCAGTTCCTTAAAATTACTGCCAGTCTACGAACCAGTTCCTTTGCTTCTGCTTCGGATCTTGATAATGCGATGACTGTTCGTCCGGTGAATAAACACACATACCACGCAGCTACGTGAAGGGCTAACCATGTGATACCCAACTGTCGAGCCTTAAGAATGATGTTCAGTCGGTTCTCCATGATTGAACGAACAGCTTCCCTCTGTGCATCCCACATGTTAAAGGGTTGGATTAGTTCATCAGCATCCTTATCCTCTATGTGTCCAAAGGTGTCGATAAAGAACTCTATGGAGTTTTGACATTTCTCTATGACCTGTTTTTTGAGTTCTGCTAATTCCATAATAAAAAAAGAGCCGTCAGGCTCTGAAAAGTAATTATTCCTTTCTGAATGTGTCCGAAAACAGTGATTGCTTCACCGTCACGCTATGGTTCGGGGGGTCTAATTACTACAATGTTGTCTTTGAGCCGTTAGGCTCTCGCGATTTTGATTTTTACCTTCCTATGGATTCTCTTCGCAGTGGACAGTGAAACATTCATCTCCTCGGCTATCTCTTCTAACGAGGCCCCTTTTAGCCTTAAATCGAAGAGTTTTCTCTCAGGTGGAGTGAAGTTACATTCTCTTACGTAATACTCTATTTCGGGGCGGATTAAGTCGTACAGCATATGAACCTTTCTGTGCGACTATGGGACCCTTTTGGATGGAGTGTGATGACCATCTATGGGGGTGGGTTATCTGAATTGATTTTGGGGAAAAATTATCTATCAGCCATATAGGACCCTTTTCGGGCTTTGGCTTCGCCACGGCAGAGGGGTAGGGGGTGGGGGTAGTCCTGGAAACTTAAAAAGATCTTCTCTTCTCCCTCTCTCTTTGCTTCTTTCTCTCTCGCTCTTCTCTTCTCCCGTGACGTGATTGCCTGTGGGCGTTGTGCAATGTGTACAAGGGTATTAATTATATACCAAATACAAGATGTTGTGGTGTACCTTGGTATTACCCCCGTGTTTTTTGATACCCTACCACTATATGTTGTGGTTTGGGTATGTGAAAAAGGGGCTTGTAAAATAGCGTTAAAGACAGATTAAACGCTATTGTTTACCTGAAACCCTTGATTTTACGCCTTTTCCTGCATTTTCTCACTAAGTAGGGCGAGTAACTGCCTATCCTTATCGGTAATGACGTTGGCGGTTAGGTTTACTTCCTCTGTTGGCTTATCGCCGAAGGTGTCACGCAGTTCAGCGAATGCTTTAACGTTGCCACTATTAGCCACTTGAAGCATTTTCTGAATCATAACCGAATATGTATTTCTATCCTTACTATCATGCCCAAGTATCTGAGTAACTTCTTCCTCTGATAAATCCTCACTTAGTAACTCGCTTAATATCTCTTTAGCGTGTCTTACTTCTTTTCGTTTCTTAACAGATGCTTTACCGCCTTTAGAGGTTATCTCTTTAAAGTCTTCTCTCTCATGTAGTAAGATTTGATTCTCTTTTAATGGCTTTAAACTATTCTCATTAAAGTTCTTGTATTTATATCTCTTCTTTTCTTCTGCCATAAGTCTTCACCTATTTGGTATTCAATCATCAAAAATCGGTTCGGCTGCTATGTAGCTTTTAACCACTCAATCACTTGAAACCCCTGTAGATCCGCTATTTCCGGCTGTTTTCTCTCGGGTTTTCATATGCGTTTCTTCTATATAACGCAAAAAAGAACGCTTTTCCGTCTTCAAGCGTCCTTCTTACACCCTAATAATAACATGTAGTAATACTGAAAAACAATGAAGTTTAGGGCATTTCTGGGCTATTTATGGGCATATTCCTTAGTGCTAGTACTAGTAATACTGCACAAAATCCTGGCGTTATCTTTGTGCAACATTTAGTGGTTTTGGGTGTTGACTTCTGTTAGTGCTAGTAGTATTATGAGTACAACAAAACAAACCAACACGCCGTAGCAAGCAAGTAAACCCACTACTTATTCAATAGGCAGTCGGAAGAAAAAGCCCTACGAGTTAAGACTAAAGAGGAGATAAGAAAATGACTAAAAGAGAAATCTTACGAGAACTTGAAGACAATGGAGACTTTGGCTTTGACATGACATGGAAGAAGGAAGACTTAGAAAGACACCTTAGAGAATCTAAGGAAGCAAGAACCATGACACTTGAAGAACTTGTTTTAAAGGTAATGGAAGGGAGATAAAGAGAGGAGACTTAAGCATGACCAAGAAGGATAAAGCAAAGAAGACCGCAACACGATTCTTAATTGACAACGCAAGAAGAAAGCGTTCCAGAATTTCACAATTTTAGGAAGGAGAAACATTATGGCACTTGTTAAAACATTAGACAAATACGATTTACAGAGCGAATTTATGAAAGCCGACAGAGACTACTATTCTTTAGATGGTTATCAGGCATTGCTTGATTTATTCAAAGAATGCGACTGTGGAAAGAACACCAACCTTGATGTAATTGCAATCTGTTGCGAGTTCACCGAGGACGACCCCTCAAGTATCCAAGATGAATACGATAACATCCCTGAGATCGCAGAATGTCAGGACGAAGACGGAGAGATTGACGTTGATAAACTGATGGACGCACTCAACTATTACACTTGGGCGGTTCTCTTAGACAACGGCAACATCCTCTACCAGGATTTTTAAAAATCTGCTGACCTATCGGCAAAACGGGGAGAAGGAGCAACAATGAACGAGGTTAAAAAGATAGTTTATAACGGCAACTCAATATACTTTATCCTTCAGACAGAAGGCGACCAGGATTTTTGGTGGTGGGAAGTTTCTGCATCAGATGTTAGCGACTACTTCGTAGATAAGGGATTAGAAAGCATAGACAACGCAAGCGCTGTGTATGAACTTGCATGTGAGAAGCTTTCTAAGAGACATGCAGAGCAGTTTTGTAACGATGCAAACAACGATACCCTTGGATGTAGTTGCGGTTCATTTAAGACCGTGGAAGAAGCGACATGGGATGTATTAGGAAAGTAAAGGAGATTTTATTATGAAGACATTAGAACAGATTTGGAACGAATACACAAGAGATTTTGAAGGACTTGTAAACGGCACATTGGCAGACCTTCAGACATTGGAAGGAATAAAATCAGGTGACACCACGCCAGAGATTGAGCTTGCCATTGATGGATTAAAGGACAGTTTGAAGTCAACATTAAAGGCTGTAATCGCCTTCCAGAAGGCAAACAGACCTAAAGGTCATTATGAAACCGAGAATGGAGAAATCTATTTTAGAGCATCAAGTGGTATCCGCTACGAGATAGAAACAGGTTGTGATCTTAACGACAATAAGACGCTTGACATCTACTATATAGTGCTTAACGCATATGAAGACATCCCCACGGAGCTTGTCGGATGGAGTTTTGGGGCAACATTTGCAAAAACTCCCGAGTATGAAGAAATTATCGACAAAGATATAACGGAATGGGAAGAAAAGCACCCTGAAATCGTAAGAGGTATCCTTAGTGGCGAAAACAGGGAAATGTCAGATGTGTTAAGAGAGGAGAACGAATGATGAAGGTGTTACTAGCAGCCGACTTTTATTACGAGTGGACATTATACGAAACGGAAGACCTTGAAGCTTTTAAAGAATGGATACCGAAGATGCTTTCCGGCGATGATGCCGAAGGCTTTGGATACACAACTTTAGCAACACATGACGATAGCACATTATCAGACGCACTTGAAGAAGCAGACCTGGTTTTATGGCTTTCAGATTTTGAAGAGGTAGAAGAATGACAGTTTTTAAATGGCATCTACGCATAACAAATTGGAATGATATTCAGGCTAAAAAGTATGGTGGTGACATCTACTGCAACACCCGTATAGAGTGGTTTATAACCCTTGACGATGTTTGGGACTTCTTAGGATTTAAGCTCAAGAAGCAAAAAACAGGATATTCAGGAATCAAAGACAACGTAGAGTATGTTTTGACAAGAGTATAGAAAGGAGAAATAACAATGTTTATTATGTATGACTTAAGGAATGACACTTACATTTCAGACGCAACTATAGAAGCAAATAAGGACTTTGATAAGGACCTGGAGAACGCATTAATTGACCTTAGAGAGCTCATTTTAGAGCAGAATGCAGTGTGAGGTGAGAATATGTTTATAGCAAGCTTAAAAAACGATATTGCGACAGAATACAGGCTCTATTTGGACTTTACCGACTATATTGTAGACACCTTTTCACCTTCAATCACACCAAAGTGTGAAATCTTATTCTCACTTGATGGCAAGACATATCAGGAACGCAAGGATTCCTTAAAGGAACTTGCAGATAAGTATTTGAAGATGGTTGAAGATGGGCTGCTTACCGGCTTAAGTTCAAAAGAACTCGGGATCATAAGAGAATGGTTTGAGAATCAGACAGCACGTTATGGCCTTAAGAAGGCTTATTACTAGAGAGGAGCGAGGAATAATGACAAAAGAAAATAGTGCAAGATGGTTAAAGGATATGTTAAAGAACTTTGATTTGCCAATGGAACATTATCAGGCAGCCCTTGAAATGGCAATTCAAGCCTTAGAGCAACAGCCTTGTGAGGACGCTGTAAGTAGAAAAGCAATACTAGAACACGAAGAACCCATGTATGACAACTACGAAAATTATGAATATGCCGTGAAATCTGAATACATTGAGTCGTTACCTTCCGTTCAGCTTAAATCTTCTTGGATTCCTGTTAGTGAGAAGTTGCCCGATATGGGTAAATACGTTTTATGCTCTGTCAATAAGATTTATGAATCAGATTTAGAGGTAATAATAACCCAGTTTCACAATGAAGGTTGGTGGACAGATGGCAGAATTAAGGCATGGATGCCGCTTCCCAAACCATACAAGACAGAAAGTGAGGAATGAAGAATGACAGATGAGCGACAGAAAGCAATAGATTTCATCCACGCTTACATGCATCCAACAGGAGACGATGAATATGAGCGAAAAAAATTGAAGTACAGAAATATGGCAATTAAGGCTTTAGAGCAACAGCCTTCTTGGATTAGCGTTGAGGAGAGGTTGCCGGAAGAAAGGAAAGCGGTCTTAATACACTGTCCTGAGATTAAATGCACCTTCACAGCAACATTAGAAACATTATTAGATACGCAAATTTGGTGGTCATTTGGTGGTGATGGACCTATTCAGTATGAGGTTGTGGCTTGGATGCCTATGCCTAAGTATGAGGAAGGTGAGTAAATATGTGGTATAGAATCGTTGTGTGGCTTATACATCACTCAAAAACAGCCATGAGATATGTTATTGAAATGCGAAATGAAGTAGCAGACCAATTATTAAGAGAAATGGAAGGAGAATAAATGTGGTATAATGGCCTAAAGGAAGGTGAATTTATGGCAACCGAAGTTAAGGCAAAGGAAAAAGAGTTTTGGGAAAAGCAAGGCGACAAGCCTTTAACCAAAGAAGACCGTGCAGAATTACAGCGTATTAGGCGCAATGTGCGCAAGGGAAACTGGAACGCTAAGAAATACGAGCAGATAGCTTTAAGACTGAAACCAGGCGTAAATGACCGCTTAAAAGAGGTATCAAGCGAAACAGGAATGTCTATTCCTCAGATGGTAACGGCTATAGCATCCGGAGAAGTGGTTTTTGTCGATAAAACCAGGGCTGAAAAGCTGAAAAATTATGCAAACCGCCAGGGTTTATCCTCTTCAGACTTCTTAAACTCATTTATAGACACCTTAAATTGACAATGGTATATCTGTTATGGTATAATAGTTCGGTAAGACTAACGGAAAAGAGCCCTGATTCCTTAATGGAAGGGGCTCTTTTTATCTGCTTAAAGCTTTATCCAATATTTTCTTCGAAACGTTCCCTTTTCAATCCTTGCAACATCTTTTCCGTCACTCTGGTAGTATAAATACGGCATCCAAATCATGGTTGCATGTGCTTTCTTTTCTTCAACAAACTTGTTAAATCTCTTTCGGCTTACTCTTTTCCACTCGTTCATTCTTTTCCCTTTCGTTCAAATACTCTTCCCAAAGCTGCAAATATATGCTTCTATAAGAGCAAACGGAATTACTAAGCATCCTTTC